AGTAGATAGTTTGGGAGTTTTTGATGAAAATGAAGCAGTAACTTTAATCATTAATGAGATTTATGATTCTATAGGCACAGACACTGAAAATTCTAAAGACCCTTGGAATTGGGTAAAAACAGAATATGTAGCTATGTTTAAAGCAAAGAATCCTGATAAAGGAGGGCATGTTAAAGAATCTGTTTCTAGAATGAAAAAGATGTTTGCTGCAAATCCTGAAATTAGAAAAGAAGATGTTTTATTAACAGTAAAACTATATCTATCTCAAACTGATTCAAGATTCATTAGATTACCTCACTATTTTTTAAAGAAAGGTCAAGGAGCAAATGCAATTTATGAATTTGATACTTGGTATGAAAAATATCTTGAAGGAATAGAAGCAGGTAAAGGGAGAAGTAATGTAATTAATACAATGCAATAATGGAAATTAATGAAACAGTCTATAAAAAAGACACAAAGGGAAAGATTAGAATGACTAATGTTTCTACATATAAAGGTGTAATTACTCAACAGTCTGGGTTGGTAGGAGGAAATCTTACCACACATACTAGTGAAGCTAAACCTAAAAATGTAGGAAAAACAAATTCTACTACTTCTGAAGAACAAGCAATTATAGAAGCTAAAGCTTTAATAACAAAAAAACTAAAAGAAGGTTATTTTGAGACAATTAAAGAAGCTGAAGCTGAAGATGTGGTTATGCCAATGTTAGCAAAAGTATTTGAAGCTGAACAACATAAAATTGATTGGACAAATGCTTATGTGCAACCAAAGCTAGATGGAATGAGATGTCTTGATAAACCTGAAGGTAAAATATCAAGAAAAAACACTCCTATTGACACTATGAACCACATTGTAGTAAGAAGACCTGGATTAACAAAGTTTGCTGTAGATGGAGAATTATATGCTCATGGATTAAGTTTCCAAGAGAATATGAAACTAATTAAAAAATTAAGACCTGAAAGTAAAGAAGTAAAACACCATGTATATGATGTTGTATCTGATTTACCTTTTGTAGATAGATATGCACTGCTTAAAGCAGTTGTAGATTTATCAGAAAATTTAGAATTAGTACCTACATATAAAGTAACTTCTTTAGAGCAAGTTAAAGAATTTCATGAAGGTTTTATAGCAGAAGGTTATGAAGGAACTATGATTAGATGGGGAGATGAAGGATACAAAGTAAATGGAAGAAGTAGTAATTTATTAAAATTTAAACAATTTTTAGATGAAACTTATGAAGTTGTAGATGTAGTCCCTTCAGACAAAAATCCTGAGCAAGGAGTAGTTCACTGTAAAATGCCAGATGGAGCTCAATTTAATGGGGTAACCTTTGGTTGTGGAATGAAATTTCCACATAAAGACAGAGAAGAAATTTTAATTAACAAGAAAAAATACATAGGACAGATGGCTGAAGTAAGATTCTTCGAGTTTACTGATGATGGTTTACCAAGGTTTCCTGTATGTGTGGGTTTTAGATTAGATAAATAATTAATACAAAATTATGAGTAAAAAGACAAAAAAAGTAACTACTTTTGCAGAAGTAGATGGAGATGCACTAGATTTATTCTTCAAAAGCACAACTGATGCAGCTTTATTGCATGGTGCTAATTGCCAGAAAGTTATGGGAGCAGGTATTGCTAATCAAATTAGAGAAAAGGTTTCTCCTTTATTCTATTTAGACCAATATGATACCAGAACACCAAGCCAAAGATTTGGTAATTATTCTGCTGTTGTTTTAGGACAAACAGGAGAAAAGATTAAAATTGGAGTGAATCTTTACACACAATTCAATCCAGGAGCTACTTTTGACATTACAGCATTAAGAAATTCATTAAAATCTTTTGTATTTAGTATTCCTAAAGAAAGAAGAGGAGAGTTAACTCTTTATCTTCCTAAAATTGGAACTGGTATTGGAGGAGGAGACTGGAAAGATGTTGAACCTGTAATTAAGAAAGAATTAGCTGAATTCAATGTTGTAGTTGTAAACTATAAAGCTGTAGTAAAAGAACAAGTAGAAGAAAAGTAGATGAATTTCATAGAGGAATATAAAAAAGGACAAACAGGAGGAAATAAAGGGTTGCCAATGGGAGCTGGGCTAATGAATGTATCTAAAGCTATTAATGGAGTGCAAAGAGGTAGAATTTACGGAATTGCAGCTCCACCAAAAGCAGGAAAAAGTACATTTACAGATTATGCTTTTGTAATACAACCTTTTCTTTATGCCATTGCCAATAATATTCCAATTGAATGGATTTACTTTTCATTTGAGCTAGACAGGATTTCAAAGGAATTTGACTTCACAGCATATTTCCTATATCATGATTTTGGAGTTAGGACTATTAAGTTACCTGAAGGTGTAACCAAAAAAGGAAAAACAGAAATAGACCTTTCTCCAGATTATTTAAGAGGAAGAATGCAAGATGATAATGAGAAAACTATAAAAGTGGACCCAGTCATCTTTGAACATATCAAAGTAATTTATGAAACTAGAATCATACCTCTATTTGGGGAATTTACTGCTGATGGAAAGCAGATAAAAAAAGGATACATTACCTTCATAGAAGAAAAAGATAATCCTACTGGTATCTACAAATATCTTAAAAGACATGCTGAAAAGGATGGTCACTTTATTACTACAAAATATGGTGATGCTACAAGAATCACAGGCTATAAGCCTTATAATCCTGATAAATACACTATAATTATTACTGACCACTTAAGAAAGCTTATTCCTGAAAGAGGATGGCAAATGAAACAAACTGTTGATAAATACATTGAATACAGTGTAGAATTGAGAAACTGGTGTAATTACACCTTTGCTCATATTATACATCTTAACAGAGGTTTAACTGAAGTAGGAAGAATGAGAGAGTTTGGAGATATGTTATTTCCAGGAAGTGATGATATTAAGGATACTGGTAACTTAGCAGAAGATGCAGATTTTATATTTACAATTTTCAACCCAAATGACCAAAGATATAATCTTAAAAAACACTTTGGAGTTGTTATAAAAGACAGTAAAGATAATCCAATCTTCCCTGATTTAAGGACAGTTCATTTAGTTGAGAGTAGGCATTGTGAATTCCCACAGCATTTTAGAACAAATATGCAAGGAGGAATCAAAAATTTTGAATTATTAAAATAAAATAAAAACATGGCAAGAACATTTGCAATAGTAGGAGAGAGTGGCTCAGGAAAATCCACTTCAATTGGTAAGGCTGAAGAATTTGGTCTTATAGGACTTAATCCAGAAGAAACAGCAGTTATAAATGTAATGGACAAAGATTTACCTTTTAGAGGGAGTCGTGGAAGTTATGGTAAAATGATTTCTGAAGGAGGTAACTATGCAAGCACAACTGATGGAACTGTAATAGTAGAAATATTACAACACATTAGTCAAAATAGACCTGACATTAAAAATGTAGTCATTGATGACTGGCAATATACAATGGCAGATGAATTGTTTGCAAAGATGAAAAAGAAAGGGTATGACAAATTTACTGAAATAGCAAAGCATGCTTATGATGTTGCTACCATTGGTAAAAGTTTAAGAAGAGACCTAAATTTGATTATCTTAACTCACTCTGAGTTAGATGATAAAAAAGGATGTTATAAGATTAAAACTATTGGTAAAATGCTAGATAATAGTGTAACTATTGATGGTCTTTTTCCTATTGCTTTATATACTTATACAGAGCATGACCCTAAAGAAAAAGCAACTACATTTAATTTTCTAACAAGAAAAATGAATGATTTACAAGGAAATGAGATACCTGCTAAATCTCCTCCTGGAATGTTTAAAGATGCATTAATTCCTAATGATTTAGGATTAGTGTTAAAAATGGCAGATGAGTATTATGGTTAATTTTTAAAAACAATTATTAAAAAATGGAAAACAAGAAAGTTATTGGTGTAGCACAAGTATTACAACACCTAAAAGATGGTATGACTAGAGATGACATAGGAGAACACTATGGTATTACAAAAGCAGAAGTAAAACTATTATTTCAAGATGAAAGATTAAAAGGTAAGAAAACTATTAAAAAACCTTCATTTGTCTTAGTAGAAGATGCTGCTGTAGCAGAAACTGAAAATGTGGTTGTTGATGAAATTGAAGTGAAAGCTGAAGAAGTTGTAGTAGAAAATACTACTGAAACAGAAGAAACAAAGTCTTCTTTTGGAAATACAACAACTGATGAAGTTGAAACAGAAGAAGTAGCTGAGGTAGCAGACAATGCACCAAAAGCAACTTGGGACTAAAATACTAAAAAGAGTTTTATAAAAATTAAAAAATTATAATATTAAAATTAAAAAACATGAGTACAGAACAAAAAACAGGATGGGGCTTTCAAAATGACAATGATGACAGTTTAAAAAGCAAACAAGGTGGTAAATTTGGATTAAATAATGCAAACATTACTAAATTTGAATATAATGGTAATGCAGGTAAAGATGAATCACCAGCAGATGCAATTGACATTACAGTAGCAATTGGAGATAAAGAGTATAGAACTCGTATCTATGACATTACTGGAGACCTATTTAAAGGAGATAATAAAATTTCTCCAGATGAGCCTGGCTATGTAGAATTATATAATGCAGAAAAGAAACAACGTGAAGCTGTTGTTATCCACACTGTAAAAGCTTTTGGAGTAACAGAAGACCAAATCAAAAATGCTTTACAAACAGGTAATGTAGTTGATTTTAAATCTTGGGCAATTGCAATGTGTTCTTTAAAAGGAGCAGACTTTGCAACTAAACCAGTTGATGTTTTCTTAGAATATCAATGGACTATTGGAGATAGTAATGATAGAACTTATTTAGTTTTACCAAAAAATATGAAAGGTGGAAGATTCCTTGCACCACATGTAGCTCCAGTAGGAACTTGGGAAGAAGTTATTGATGATAATGGTTTACGTTATGTAGATAGTGCTAAAAATGAGCACCCATTTGACAGAAGTAAAAACTACATGGATAGTAATAAAGCTATTCAACAAGTAGAAGGGGAAGAAAATACTGCTGGTGCAGGAGGAGCTCCAATGGCAGGAACTACTGCTACTAA